TTTAATATAACCATCTACAATACCACCAACACCATCTAAAACTTTGTCTTGTAATTCAAGAGACTTAATATTAGCTTCCACTGCTTTACCTTGTAAGTCAAACATTTCACTTTGTACTTTGTTTGCTTGTTCAGGCATACCTTTTCTACGATATTCATCAGCTAATCCTCTTTTGTAGTTAATAGCTTGATTTAAATCATTAGCAACAGTATGAGCCTCCATGTGTTGAGTCATTACAGGTTTAGTTTCTTGAGGGGATGTAGGGGCAGTTCCTGGTCTAGGACTTTCTGCTTGTTTAACAACGTCTGTAAGTGGTTTAGGTGCTTCAGCATCCATAGGGGTGCCTGTAGCCATGCTTTTCTTTTCACTAGCAGTAGGTGCTTGTCCTTTAAAACCAAACAATGAGTCCGCAGGGCTTTCCATACCTTTTTCATCATAGGTACCAAATGGAGAAGTTCTCTCTATTGTAGTCTTATCATCAGGGACAGGGGTAGTAGGAAAGTCTTTACCGCTAACATCAGTAGGCTTTGCTTGTTCAGGAGTTGTTGCAGCAGGAGTAGCCCCTACAGGACCTCCTGTGCCATACTGTTTAGCATATTGAGCTTCAACATCCTTAATCTTGTTCTGTTCCATTTTGTCTTTAACTTGAGAGCCAAAGTTATAGCCCTTCATTAAGTCACCAAAGTAATCATAGTAAGCCATAATATTATCCTTAATTAAAATCCAAATGGAGAAAACATAGTTGCTGCTGCTCCTAAAGCATCATAACCTCCTGCAGCTGCACCACCAGAACCTAACCAGTATGCAGTTGAACCTACAGCAGGTGATGCAGACATTGCACCACTACCAAATATACTAGAGACACCAGGGAACCCAGCACCAGCATAAGCACCAAGAGCTTGTGCACCAAAGCTAGATTGTTGTTGAGGAGGAGTTACAATACCACCTTGACCTGCACCAGAAGGTGCCATAAGGTTTTGAATAAGTTGTTGATATTGTGTTTGAGCATATTGGTTACCATAGCTTTGTAGTGCTAAGTTTTCAGCTCCTGAAGGTCCTGCACCTGAAGAAGCAGAAGTTCTATCAATAGCTTGTGTACCTTGATCCATACCAAACTTATAACCTGGAGTTGATTTAATGTAATCAGATGCAGCTGTTCCTCCAATAGTACCACCACCTAAGAGAAGCTTTGATAATAAATCAGCATAAGGTGCACGTTGACCTGCACCAAAGAAGTCAGTAGCTGTAGGCTGAGAACCACCTCCACCTCCTTTACCACCACCATAGAAGGTAAAAGATTCTACTAGAGTAGTAACCCAATTAAATAAGTTAAACATTTTATACATTGTTAATTCTCCACAGGTAATTCGTAAAATATAAATTTAATATTGTAACCATCATTCTTAAAGACCTTAGCCCATCCTTTACGTCCATAGGATTCAATTACTTTACAGCCAGTTTCTTTAGCAAACTCTTGTATCTCGCTTAGCATTACATCTTTCCATTTAGTCAATTCTTTACCTGCTGTAAAGTGCATCACTAAGGCTTTCATTTGTGGATAGGTAATTACTTCTGTAACTACAAAACCATATATTGTTTCACCTTCAAAAGCAACCCAAAGTTGTTGTCTATCTTTTAATAAAGTGTTTTTAATGTCCTCTGCACTATACCTACCATAAGTATACTTTGCTGCTTTATTTAAATAAGATTCAATTTTAGGAAATAAATCTAAATAAAGTTCTTTAGGAACTAATGTTACAATCACTACTGTTGTGGTCCTATATCTATACCACTAAGATCAAACTCTACTCGTTCAAGTCTTAAAGGATTATTTCCTGTATATAAATATTCATACGCTCTACGTCTAAATCTACCAAGATTATATAGACAAGGTTTAGATAAGCTTAAATCAATATTCCTATAAGCAGACCATGTATCATAGTCATTCTCTGTATGTCTTACTTGCATAACATCATTAATGTTTTCACCAAACAAAGTTAAACAACCACCTGTTTTATTATCATAAGTTCCAAAGTCTTGTCTATTAGTTACAATACGCATTCTAACAGGACCAAAAGGGTCATGGTAGTTAGTAGGGTCTAGTGTAAAGATTAAACCATTAACAGCATCTAATACATAGTATGGACCACTGTTAAAAGGGTGTTGTTGTACAAAAGAACATTCAAAGTAGTTTTCACCACCACCAATGTAGTCTTTACTTGTAGTCCAAATGTGCCATTCTTTTTCATCAACATCATAAACAAGAGTTACATTTTGATCTGTTAGTACTAAACCATAAAAGGTATGTCCAGCTATTTTATAAACCCAAGAGTTTACACCTACTAATGAACTTGCATTTAAGAAAGTCTCAACAGCTTTAGTTGATACTTTATAAGGATTTAATCCATTAAGCATCATAATAGATCTAGCACCTTCTGTTACATTAGACATCCATATTAAAGATTGTTCTACGTTTTGAACAGAGTCACCTGTTGCACAACCCACTTCCATATGGGCAGATTGATTAATAGATAGTACAGAGCCTGTAGCATTACCAGCATCATAGAAAAAGTCAGTAGTCCATTCTTTAAATGCTACAATGTAATTAAGGTGTCTAGCAATTGCTTTACCTTTATCAGCTTCTGATTTAGCTGAAGTATAATTTAAAGCACCCCATAAGTTAGGTGATTCATTATCTGATTGCCATATAGTACCTTGTTGATCCATAACAAATATATAACCATCTAGGTAAACTATACCAGGGACTGGATTAGAGGGGAAAGTATTTAAACTAGCTGAGGCTACTGCAGTTGTTGTTACAGCACCTGTGATAGTAGTACTAGCTACTGTTTGTGAAGTACTAACTGTATAAGTACCTATATCCCCTTGAGTATAAAAATTATAAGTACCAGCTGCTTGTACTGTTAAAGAGTTACTTAATGTTATAGTATTAGTAGTTGTATTAATAGCAGTTACTGTTGTAGCTGCAGGCACACCAGTACCAGATACAAGTTGATTAACTACTATACCAGTCACAGATGAAAGAACAATTGTAGAAGCAGATCCTGCACCACCACTTACATAAGTAGTAGTTGCTACAGCAGTTCCTGTTGCAGTAAGTTGATTAACAACAGTAGTACCTGATGTAACACCAGTGCCTGATATTGTCATACCTGTATTTAAAGTCCCTGCTGATACCGCTGTAACTGTTAGTGTAGTTGTAGCAATTGACCCTGTAACAGAAGCACTACTGTTACTAAATGAAACAGTCAAAGTACCTGCATAATTAGAACCAGGATTAGTTAGTGTAACATTAGTAATAGAACCACCATAAGTGGTATAAGTTCCAACAGCTCCACTACCACTAATAGATCCTACTACAGTAAAGGTACCTGTAGTTGAAGCATAACCTGACCCACCATTAGTTAATACAACTAAATTAACTTGTTTAGCTATAGTATAAATAGCTCCTGTAGCATCTAAATAGTATCCATTAGTTTGATCATGGAATACCATGTAAGGATGAGGACTTGTAGTAGCTAGAGTATTAACAAAGCTTACATTCTTTGTACTGTTTAAACCTGTTAATAAACTAGTAGAAACATTACTTGTTATACTATATAAATTACCTCCTGCTACAGCATATAAACTACCATTATAACTCCATAAACCTTGACCAGGGGAAGAAAGGGCTGGTGTTACTGTATAAGTAGCTTTACCAGGTCTTTTAACTGTATATACTTTCTTACCAACTGTTTCTTTATAACAGTTAACCATTTTAGAGTCTTTATCTGTACTGTTAGTTCTAAAACCAAGTTCTGTATTTAACGGTAGATTTGCCTTAGGCATTAGCTAAACTTCCTATTAAATCCTGTTCTAACATCTGGTTGAAAGAATGTTGAAGAGTATTCAATATCCCAATCTTCTACTTCTTTTTGTAGCATCATAGCTTTAGCATCATAATAAGTTTTGTCTTGTAATGTCTTATCATAGTCAGAAGCTAGTTCTGCCATAAGTGCCCATTTAAGAGCCATAAACCATTCTGATGGAAAGTCAAAGTTATCGTTAGGATTGTTAACAATATAGATAGGTCTTTGTACTGTTAAATGTAACTCATAGTTAGTAGCTGTATTGCTATCAGGAGTTAAGAATACTTTTAATGTACCATAGGTTGGAAATGGTTGGTAGTATACACTGTTTGTAGTTCCTGTAGAGAACTTACTACCTAACAAGTTATACTCTTGTTGAGAAATAATAGTCATAGGAATATCAACATCAGGATTTACACTTGTGTTTCTTAAAAAGCTTTGTATAAGTCTTAAAGGTCTATCTGTATTTAAAGCTAGTGGTGTAATAGTACCAGTAGGTCCTATGTTATAGGATGTTTGTCCTGACACTAATGGTAATGTAAGTTCTGTAATAGTCCAGAGTTTAATACCACTAGACTGCCACTTTTTCATAATAAGATTAAGAGCAAATCCAGCATTCTCTAATGCTGTAGCTGTAGGTTGGGCACCCTCTTCAAGTACTGACAAACCTCTTAGGGATGCTTCAATCACTTGATTACGTGTAACTACAAAGTTTGATATACCTGTAACTGCCATAATTAATCCTGTGATGTAGTTGTGGGTTTCTTTTTATTAGAAATAAATCTATCGTATATACGGACAAAGGTCCAGAATATAGTTAATAGTGCTGCAATAGGAGGTAAGAATGTAGTTATAGTTCCTAGAGCGGTAGCCGCTGCTACTGCATCTACTGCATGTTTTACTGGTTCTGTTAGTTGCGAGTGATTTACCATGTTAAAGTTCTTTCGGGTCAAAGCCGTAGATAGAACAAATCTTATCTACATGTTTATAAAAAGTCTTATTATGTAACTCATACTTCTTACCTTGAAGGTACATTAGCATGTGTATCATCTCGTGAAGGAGTGTTTTACATATAGACGTGAAATGACTATGACGGGCTACAGAAAATGTAATGCAATGAGGTTCTGGTGAATAAGAACCACATAATTCTCTGTCATCTACTATAGTCCATTCTATCTTACTAGCTGGGGGTAACTCATACTTGTCAAAGGGTGGGAGTTTACAAAACAATGTGTACATTGCTTTGATATATTCCTCTTTGACTAGGATACTCATGTTAGGTCGCTTTAAGCAACACCTTTCATTTTCTCAAAGGTTCTTAAACCACCTAAACCTAAGAGACCACCTAACACTGTCATAAGAGTTGACATATCAAATGGTATAACAATTGCTGTATGACCAAAGAGTACTAAGAACCAATCTAAGATTGGAAAGAATACAAAATGTAGTGAGAATGCAATACCACATACCCAACCTATAGCTGGTCTCCAACCTGACTTAAATAGATTGTCAGAAGAAGCCTCTGCTTCATTAACTTTAATTTGACCTAAAGCAAGTTGAAAGTCTTGATCGTTAATAGCACGAGCTAGTTCTTCTTTAGCAGCATCTCTAGCATTCTTATCAGGAATAACCCTGTCTAATATAGTAGAACCAATACTTAATACTGAATCAATAATACCCATTATTTTTTAATCTCCACAGGTTCAAATCTATCAACAGGAAACTCACTAAAGTCTCCACCTTCCCATTGTATATGGATTTTATTACCTTCAGCAGACCAACAAGCTTTCATGACTTGTTTATCTTTTCTTTGGGCTACTGCTTTAAATCCTGCATCAGTGCATTTTTCTTTAGAAAGTATAATACGAACATTATCGTTATATTGCATCACCATATACTCTACTGCATTAGCATATGAAGATATAACTAATAGCAATAAAGCAAATAGTGTTTTCATATTAGTCTTCTGAATGAATAACTGCTTCTGTTTCACCAGTGATTGCTGTTTCCCAAGCAATATCATTTCTAAGAATATTAGCTGGAAAAGGTTTTGTAATTGGATCTTGAATTACTTCAGTTTCTACTGTAGCTTCTGCTGTAGTTGCTTTAGGTGTTAAAGCGTCTACGATGTCTTGTAATATAGCCATTATGCTGTTTCCTTAGTTAGTAGTTTATCTAATGCTTGAAGTACAATGATTGTTTCTTCAACCAATGCTTTAATGCCTCTTAAAGCTACTTTAAAGGCCCATAGAGCCACTTTCTTTAGTAGGTCTAATACTTGTATCAATTTAGCTTTCATTTAGTACTCCTTAGTTAAACTACTTGTTTTTTTTATTATTAATTGATCACCTATATAAAGATACTTAATATTTTCTCTAAACATATCTACAAACAAATCTATAGCAGGTTTAGCATAAACATCTTTAGTTTGTAACAAGTAATCATCAAAGATTAAAATACCATTTAATTTTAATAAGTTCCAAGATAAACAAGCATCAATAATTACATCTCTTGCTTTATGAGAACCATCAATATAAATTAAATCAAACTCTTTTTTTTGTGCTATTAAAGATGCTAAATGAAAATAAGAAGAACCTTTAAGCTTGATTACTTTTTTAGTTGAATTAGTTTTTAAACATAAATCAATATTTAAATCAAAAGTCTTTTCATGTTTACTACCCCATATCCAAGAATCAATACAGGTTATTTTGCCGTTATTATCAAGTCCATTTTCAATAAACCAAATTGCTGATCTACCTTCATGTGAACCTATTTCTAAAAATTGATTCTTATTTTCTAACTTTAATAAAACTTGTTTCCAAATGTTTGTTCTATGTGTTACCCAATCATCTAAAAACTTATATTCATTCATTACATACTAATAGATGGAATTACATTTGATACTTCTGGATTGACATCAGGTGTAGGAGGTGGTATATAATTAGGGTTTAATTCTATTGTGCCATCATTAGCAAGATAATAAATATCAGCTATAACATTATCATCACAAACCATCCAATATAAAGGATCACCTACAGGAAAAGTTTGACCTTCAAGAACCACTTGAGCAACTCTAACTCCTATATTATTTCCTTCCCAAGTTATAATTTCATTGGGACTAATTAATGCTTCTTTCATATATTCTCCTAATATTCAATAATTACTACACCAGCTGCACCATTACCCCCTGCGGATGGTCCCTGCGCTCCACCACCTCCGCCACCATAATTTCCTCCATTAATCCCTGCGATGGAACCTGTAGTACTAGGGTTTGCAATAACAGCTTTACCGCCACCACCTAACATGCTAGAAGCTCCTTGAGTAGTAGAACCACCACCACCACCGTCTATATTTAAATCACCATTACTTCCTCCGCCACCTGAAGCATAAGAAGTGAAAGGAAAAGTAGAACCAACTACTCCTCCTGTTGCAGATATTGTTGTTCCACTTACAGGACCAAAAGAAGAAGTATTACCACTTGCAGGGGCAGCTGCTCCTACTGTATAAGGATAAGGTGTAGATGCGGAAACAGTAAATACTTTTATTGAAGCACCACCACCACCACCACCTGATCCAGGAGATGTTGGTGTTCCTATAGGACCAGGTGTTCCTGAATATCCTGCACCACCACCACCACCACTACCAACCACAGTAACTTTAATTTTAGTTGTTGTAGCGGGCGTAGTAAATGAACCTGGAGTAGTAGCTACAGTAATATTAGAAAAGCCGCCCGCAGCTGCTGCTTGGAATGAGGGTAAAACACCAGGACCGTTTGATTTTAGAATCTGACCGCTCGTACCTGTACCAATATTTTGTACTGCACCAGTAGCAGTTGTACCTGCTGCTAATACACCATAGGCTGTTGTTAAAGTTGCAACACCAGTACCACCATTAGCTACACCAACCGTACCTGTTACGTTTGTAGCATTAGTTGCATTAGTAATTGTAGTACTACCTATAGCTGTTGCTAATTGAGCACCAGTGGCTACAGTAGAGGCACTAGCCCCATTACCATATACAACACCAGTTAATGCTGTTAAAATAGGAGCGGCTGTAAATGTCTGAGCTGCTGCAAATGTATTAGTAGAGTCTAATTGAGAAAAGTTATTTAAGTCTGCTGCTGTAAGTCTTAATTGAACAAAATCACCAGTAACAAATGATAGACCTGTTGTACCATCTTGTGCTCTTACAATAGTAAATGTATCTGTAGATCTAGCTGTTACTTTAACAATTTCTATACCACCGCCTGATACTTGTTGTAAAGTACAATAGAAGTATGACGAACCTGAAAGGGTTGGGAATAAAGCACCACTACCTGTAGAAACAGTGAGTGATGTGACAGAAGCATTTATACCACTAGCTAGTGTGGTTCCTGCATTATTGGTAAACTGATTAAGTGCCATATGTTATCCTATAGTTACTTTGTTGATTTGAAAATTGTTAATTACTTTTGGACTAGTTTTATCTGGTCTAATTACACCTATTGTTAATGATGTTTTCATTGCAGATAAATAGTTTGTAGGTCCAAACGCTATCTGTGAGTTGTATGTTATTGGTATAAAATAGTCTGATGGCTCTGGACGTGTCCATGGAGCTATCTGAGTATCTGCTACACCTCTAACAAAATCTTGTGGTTGTCTGATTTCCCAATCTTGATGACAACACATTAAACCATCCCAACGTTGTTTTAGTTGAGAAGATTTATACTCTCTACCACAAACGTCACAAAGGGCTTTCCAGTCACCTTTATCATATCTAGGAACGTAAGACATAGTTAGACGTTAATTGGTGCTAATACAGGTAGGTCACCTACAACTGTGTAAATGTTACTAAGTGATGTAGTTGCAGTCATTTGAATGCTATAGGTAACTCCATCTATACCACCAGATATTCTTTGAGATACTTTAAATCCATTAATAGAAGGACTACCTACTAAAATAGAACTAGGGGAAACATCAGTACCCTCTTTAACTACCGCTGTGCATGTAGCTGAGCTAATAGTCTCACTTGATCCCATCACTGGGGTGTAATCAAATGTAAACTGTTCGCTATCGTTGGTTATTTTGTATGAGAATGAATTACTCATATATTTAAATCCTTGTCAATAAATAGGGTTCTAAACTTAACTGTAGTGGCAGATCTAACCTTTTTAAGGGTACCTACCATAGTAATAAATCGAGTTGCTGCTAGACTTCGTAACTTAGGTACAGCGTATATAACCTTATTAGCTGCATAATTGACAAAAGATACAACATTAGTAATTAAACTAATACTTGCATTTAATATAATATTTAAGTATTTATTAATACCTTTAACTAATATTATAACAGAATTTACTCCTATTGTCAATACTTTTATAGCTGTTTTAGTTAATATAGTTGTAGTGTTAGATACTACACTTAAAAGCTTATAATAGAACTGAGCAACTACTAAGGTAGCAGTATTGCTTAAAGATGCGTTTAAGAGCTTCCTAATAGCCTTTATGAGGCTAATTATACTACTTATACTAGTAGACAATGTTCTTTGTATTTGTTTAAATAAAGTACTTGTTGTTGTTATAGCAGTTACCGTTAATGTTTTAAGTTTTACCACAGCAGTACTTAAAGACGCAAACTGAGCTACTGTACTTACTAGTAATTTATTAAAAATTTGCGCTATTGCTAGGGAAACATTAATATTAATAGTATTACCACTATTTAAAATAGAGTTATTAATTAAGTCACTATTTAGTGGTCCTGATAAACTAAAGCTATACAGTATAACCTGTAAGTTCTTTAATATTGTTTTTATTACAAAAATAGTACTATTTGTAATTACACTAAGTGTCTTATAAGACTTTTTAATTAAACTCGTACTAACTATTGAATTATAACTAAGAGTTATAAAACGATTAGCAACAATTAATATAGAAACAACTTCTGACTCTACTATAGTTAAGAACTTCTTTAAAGACCTATTTAATGTTATAGTAGCATTACTACTAATACTTTTAATAAGATTAATAGCTTTCTTAACTGTTACAGTGTTAGCTAAACTAGATGTAAGAGTCTTACTTGCTTGTTTTAATATTGAAGCAGTATTAGTTACTGCTGTAGCTGTTAAGGTTATAAACCTACTTGTTCTTATGAGTAATGTTATAACTTCAGTTTCAACTAAGGTTATAAACTTACTTAATGCTTTTACTATAGTTACTGTACTTGTAGTAGAAGCAGATTTAATAGCTCCTATTATCTTAGATACAGTTACTGAATTGGTTGTTGTTGCTGTTAAAGTTCTTAACCAAGCTTTCACTATTGTTACAGTACTTGTAACTGATATAGATAAAAACTTTGATAAAGCTTTAATTAAACTTACAGTATTAGAAGATGCTATTGATAGCACCTTCCCAATACGTCTTATTAAACTAGTTGTTGAAGTGCTAGTAACACTTTTAATTGCTTGTAAGCCCCTTAAAAAAGAAGCAGTAGAAGTTATAGCGGTAGCAGTAAGAGCCTTTACTAAAGACTGATTTGCTTGACCATTGACAACCTCGACATTGACTGCTGCTTGATTAAGAGCCATCTATACATTAACTAAATTGTACTTTAAATGTAAACTGAATACTGTCACCAGAAGATAAAGCTAAACCAGTGAAGTCACCTTTTACAAATAAGTTACCAACTGTTACAGCATCAAATACACCAGCATTGGTGATAGTTTGTGTTGTACCTGAAGTTAATGTACCTACAACTTGATATGTATCATTTGTAGTTGTTGTTGTTACTTGTGAGGTAGTACCTGTAGTTCTAGAAGCTGGTGATGAAGACTCTGTAAATAGAGTTGTATCAGCTGCTGCTGTAGTACCAGCTCCTGTGCCCCAAGCAACATATTGAGGGGTAGTACCACCACCACCAATACGGCTAGTGACGACAGCTTTTCCTGTTGTTACTAAGAGTGTAGCCATTTTTTAATTCTCCATATAATACGTTTAATAGGATTCTTGTGCCAATAGTCGATAGTACCGAGTTGTTCTACGGTACCATCAGCTCTGGTTATAACTGCTGTTACTTCTATAGACTTAGCTTGATTATTTATTAAACTATTCATTAGTATTGTTTAGTTAAGTAAATAATAACTGAGAAAGATAAAATAGCACCAGTTGACCATCCTTGTGTTGAATAGTAAATCTTACCTGTAGCTCCTGCTGGAGCTGTGTTAGCAGTACCAGTAGAACCTTTAAGTTGTAAACCACCAAAGTCTCTATAGTCTGCTTTACCTCGACCAGTGAGTTCTTCAATACGAACTGGTGTGGTTGCATCCCAAAAGAGATTGAATGATAAACCATCTTCAACGTTATGTATTATTTTACCAATACGATATGAAGATGCTTTAAGGTAATTAGATCCAGTAGGATCAACTGAAGCTTGTGCGGCAGGATCAACTAAAAGAGTAGAAGATATATCAGATGTATCTAACACACCTTCCACTTTAAGAACTGTTCTGGCAGCGCCATCTTCCAGTATTTGTATACTCGTTGAGTTAGCCATTTATATTTCCCCTATTATCTTACGAGTTCTTGAGCAACTAATACAAAGTCAGTTGTTAAAGTATCCGTAGCTGTTGGAGTAATTTGGAACACAGGGCCTAAGATTGCATTAGTTAATGTAGTTGCTGATGAACCAATTGTAGGAGCTGCAACACGACCTGCAATAACGTTATTAGCATATACTAAAATGTCAGTACCATCATAGTAGAAACCTAAGTCAACCCATGTAGCTGCTGCAGCTGTTGCTACACCAGTTAATAATGTAGTAGCTGTAGAGCCTACTGTTGATACTAAGTTAATAGATGTTGATGATGCTGCTTTAGCAAACCAAATACCATCAGTTGTACCTGAACCGTTACGTAAACCAACATAGTAAGAGACAGAACCAGCTACTGCTGATGTTTGGATTCTTGTTGAAAACCATGCTCTGTTACCAGCTTGGAATTGGAAGAATGTACCGTTCTTGTATGCAGCTGAAGCTGTTGTAGTACCACCTGGTGTTAATACTGCTGCACCACCAACTACTGTGTTAGATAATGCAAATGTTGATGATGAACCAGTTACTGTATAATCAGTACCGATTAGTGTGTTAAAATCATTAGCGTAGACTGAGCTACCTAAGTTTGAGTTACTTCCAGTGTGAAACGGATCTGGAAATGGAAATGAGTAAAGTGTTTCGCCTGAAAAAGCTGTTGACACTCCACTTGTAAATCTGGTTGGGTTTGACATTGTTAAATCTCCTTTGACGTTGCTTAGCAACGCTTAATTAAAAGCGTCATTAGAGCGTTAATAAATTTAGTTCTTTTTAGGTTGTACCTTAGGTTCAGGTCTTTTACCTTTTAACTTCTCTTGTTCGTATGACATATATTCTCCTTAGAAAAGTGTAGGGAGGAACTTTTTCTCGCCCCTCCCACCACTCAGTGACGTCCCGATTAAGGACCGTTAACACCCCAGATTGCTCTAGGATCTGACCAGCCGAAGCTGTAACGTTCGTAACCTTTTGCCTTAGCATTCATAGTATCGAAGTCATTGTCTTGGTCAAATTGCATACCAACACGTTCGTAGTACTTCATACCTGTTTTGCCAGGAATTGTGTTACGGATAAACCAAGCATTTGGTGCTGTTAAGTAATGGTTAACTTTGAAACCACCTGGCATATAATTGCCAGATTTAATCACGTTAATATCATTATTAGCATTACCAGTTTGGTATGATGAATGTAAAATGCGTTGAGCATTAAACACTTGTTGACGTGGAATAATCAATGTCTTAGGCATAATATTGATTAATAAACCACGATCGTTTTGTAGACCCATGATCGCAATGATAGCATCTTCTAAAGCTGCTTCAGAGAGGTCAACATCAACTGTTGGACGGTTAGCCCATGTACCACCTGATGTATTTGGGTGTGCTGTATTAGCTAATGATACTGCATCGCCGCCAGCGTATGTATTGCTGAATGCTCTGTTGTATACGTTAGCTGCAACGTTTTCTTTCGTTTGACGGAAAGACATTGCTAAAGCTGCTGCACGTTTACGTGACACTTGCTCATATAAGTTATCATCTAACTCTTCTTTAGTTACGATGTAACCAAGAGCGTATGCAATGTGTGTGTAACGTGTTGTGAAGCCTTGTACTTCTGAATCGTACTGAACGCCAGCACCTTCAGATTTAACTGGAGCTAAACCAAAACCAGTTAATTGTACATCTTCTTCATAGTTTTGTGATGAAGTTTCTGAATCGAAAAGATCAGTATATTCTACTGCATGCTCATCGTAAACTTGACCCCACCATTGTTTGATCCCTGGCCATAAAGCCTTAGGATGTGATGCTGTGGTAATTAAACCCGCCATTTTAGATCTCCTTTAATTATTAAACGCCAGTACGGCCAGTTGCTTGACCGATGTAAGCATGAACGTTCCAACGAACTACGAGTTCACAATAAGCACCTAACGCATTATCAGGACGTGCATTAATACCCACGATTTGTAATGGTAAGCTGTTTGTTGTTGCTGGACCAGTAGCTACTGTGTTAGAATATGGAGAACCATTTCCTAAAGTAGTTTGGTTAGCTGTGATAGATACGTTTACGTTATTGTTTAAGTTAGATGCAGCCCAAACAGTTGAATCACCTTGTACAGTGAAATAAGCCATTGGATCTGTAACAACATATAGATAATGTGCACCTGCGTTTAATGGAAGGTAAGTTTTCTCTAATGAGAGTGAGTTACCAACTAATGAAGTACCAGGATCAGCAACACGAATACCAACGATTACACCTACTGGTAAACTGTTAGCTGCTACTGTACCTGACCATTTTGTTACGTATGGTGTGCCTAAAGCGTCACCACCTGTTGCTGCCATAACGATATCACCGATAGCATAAGTGTTTGAAGCATCACTCGCAACCGCGAATAATGTAGCACCTGCTGACCATGGTGAACCGTCAGTGTTTTGTACTGGGTTTAGGCCCTTAGGACGATTGATGTTCGCCATTTAAAACTCCTTTGGTTGTTATTTAAGTTTTATAATTGATGCCTTCACGAGGTGCATAGAAGCCCTCTGCTGAAGTACCATCCTTAGTATTTCTACCTTTACGGATAGCATCATCAATTAAATTGTTTTTAGCTTGTAGTACTGCTTGATCTTCATCATACCACTCTTGCTTAATCTTCATCAAGTAGCAATATAAAGGACCACCATCGGCAGTTCTTCCTACTAGCCATCTTACCTTATCTCCTAGATCAGTGTTACGAGACACTACGTTCTCTTTAACACCCCCTACTTCCTCGGGAGTAACAAACTCATAACCTCCATCTACAGCATCTGCAATTCTACCATTTTCGTCATTAAAACCATGTAGGTGATAACCATCAATAGTATGACTTACAGTTAACTTTCCTTGTGTTCCATTGAACACGTTTCTTTTACGTTCCTGTGAAGGACGTTCAGAACTGTTACGAACTTGTTTCTCTAATACCTTTTCTCTTTTTTCTTCGATTGTATCCGCTACTGCCATAATTTTCTCCTTTTAATTCCAGTCGTATAAGTCTACATACTCTTGTTTAGATTTGAATAAGCCTTGCTTAACAAATTTATCACAAGCAGTTTTAGCTTCAGGTGGTAATGAATCATAAGTCTTTTTACCACTTCCACCACTTCTAACATTTCCTGTTGAATCAACAGCACTGCCTCTTTGTTTTCTACCTAGAGATGTTTTCTCTGGGAAGTAATTAGCAATGCGTTCATCCAACCTATCTAGGAAATCACGACCAGATAGGTTAGGAAACTGTCTTCTTAAAGAAGCCCCTAGTGCATTTGACACCTCTGTCATTTCAGAGTCTTGACCAAACCATGAGTTACGGCCTAGCCAATCTGAGATGTCAGGATCAGTTGCTACAGCTGGTTGGGCTGGAGGAGGTGCTTTAACCTCTTCTTTAGCTTCCTTCTGTGCTTCTTTTAATGAATCAATTTGATCATCAATGTCTACAACTAGTTCACCATTACCTTCAGCAATGGCAGTCTTTTTCTGAGCTTTAAGTTCTACAATTTGGGCTTGTAATTCCATTTGTTTACGTTCAAAAGATTCCTTCTGGAATTTCTTAAACTCTTCAACTGATGCTTTAATCTCATCAATCTCTTTCGCTTTGTCATCCAACTTCTTCATAAGTAGTTCATTGTTCTTACGAAGGATAGGATTAATTTCTTTTCCACGCTTAACGAAAGCTTCAGCGTCTACCCAATCTGTTTCGGACCCCCTAAATTCTTCTTTAGGAACCCATCCAAAAAGCCTTGCTTCTTTTTCAACAATTTCATTACCCGCAGGTTCTAAGGTTTGTTGTTCTACTTGTTCATCACTCATTTTGATTCCCTCTCGTGTGTTGCCACAACGTCTAAATCGTTAATAACTCTATACTCTTTTTTATCTTTAGTTTCATTCTCTCTATAAATAAGTCCAGAGTACTTACCAAAGGTAATGAAGTCTCCAACCTGACACCAAGCATCTTTCTGATCAGCATAGGCAGTTGAACCCATCGCTACCACTGTACCTCGGATCTGGGCTAGCTGCTCCCTATCCTTTTGATTACCTACATGAATGATAATACCACCTTCGGTTACTTCTTCTACTGCCTCTGGTAATACTAACAATCTATGTCCTACTGGGTTAATCCCACTAGTATTTATTGTCATCCCTTGCTCCTTGAACTAAGTCTTCATATGTTAAATCTAACAAGTGAAGGATTGCATTACATCTACCTTTTGCTTCTTCTACATTGTTCACGTTTCCACGAACAATCATTTCTTTCATATACTCTCTATCTTGGTTGAGGGCCTTGAAGAGGGTTTTGGTTACTAGGTTGTCCTTCCATTCCTGGAATTCCTCCGGTGTTAGTACCATCTTTACTATCTCCTATATCTTTTAATATCTTAATAGATTCAATTAAACCCTGTTGATGTAGTTTAGCTGCTCCTATTTGTGCTTCTATCAATGCAATCTGATGTCCATCTTTTACACCATCAGCCTGCTCTGCAGCAAGTAGTGCTTCAGCTTCAAGCTTAAGAATCTTAGCTTCATTAAGCTGAGCATCTTGCATAAGTTTAGCTGCACCAAGTTTAGCTTTAGTTTGAACCTCTTGCATCTTGGTTTGGGCTTTAATCTGTTCAACCATAACTTTAGGATTAGGTTGTGGTTGTATTGCGTTAGGTCCCTTAGGATCTGGGTAAATGTCATCAATGTTAGTAATCTTAATAGCTTCTAAATATCTCTTATTAACTTCATATAAGTTAAAACCTGGTGTAGTCATTGCAGCTTCTCTTAAAGCTTGAGCTTGCATTAACTTTTGAGGTTCAGTAACTACATGTGGATCTGCAGAAGGTCTTAACATATCTGGAGCATTCTGATAGTCAGATGCTAATGCCACTCCTAAACTATATTTATGTTCACTAGGTAAATACAATTGGTTAAGTCTATACAACTTACGAAACTCTTCTTTAAGAGATCTGTAAATACGTTTAAAGATACCTTTGAATACTGTGTTACCTTGGTCAGCCATAGTCTGAGCTGTTTGAGCTGGTGTATTTTGTCCTACGTTCTCTCCAACCATAATGTCTGTAGCACCAATGATACGTTCACCATAGTTAACTAGTGTCGTAAGAAGTGTGTACAACACTTGTGATGGCTCTCTTACCGGAAGAGGTACGATGCCTTTTGCGAGATCTTCACCAGTAGAATCAACGTGCTTCCACTCGAGAGGAGCAAAATTATAGTTCCCGCCACGAACTTTAATGCCGCGGGATAAGAAGCCTCCTGCAGTTGTAGCCATAGTACCAGCATCAATAAGTTGATTAATAATAGTATCAATAGACTCATTTAAAGGTCCTAATAAAATACCAAAACCAATGTCGTAAAAACCGCCATCTGGTGATGGAATGAATGAATATTTAGTAAAATAAGTTTCTGGTTTAATTGAAATGATTTCATCTTTCTCATTTCGTTTAATAGAACTATTAAAATAGTTTGCAACTATACGAACTACTTTACCAGTCTCTCTGTGTACGGTAATGATGTATGGTTCTTTATAACCATCACCATCTAAGTCTTCCCAACGATGTTGTTCAAGGAATTCAAAAGGTGTACCAGTGTCATCAGTGTTTACATAGACACCTTGAGCTCTATCTTGTGTAAGAGTTAAGTTATCTTGAGGTTGTAAGTTAGGACGAGACAGGTCACAGTCAAGCCATAAACCCCTTCTCTGTCTACTTAGTACATCATTGCTGCTTAAGTATAACATGTGTGTCATACGTGTACAGTCTGTTAAGTTCTTAGTCCAGTAAGAAACTACAAAATCTTTAGCTAATATGTTTTCTGATACAGGATGTTCTTCATCAAAATCCCAATAGGTCTTTTTAAATGCACAGCCAACAATAGGAACTGTTATAAGTACCTTATCCATCTCTGCTTCCCAAGATTGATCTTCTTCTAGTACTTGGTAAGACATGTGTTGTTCAACACGTTTAGCTGCCTCTATTACATCAGGGTTAGCCATCTTACCTGACGCTGTTTCCATCTTAACTAAGTTACCTGATGGTATTAAAGCTGGGTATGCTCTACTATGGAACTGTAATGCTGCAATTGTAATAAGAGGAAACTTAACATTAGAAGCACCACTCCATGGAAATGATTTAGCTTCTGCAACTTGTAGGGCAAGCTTCATAGCTTCCTCTACACGTTTTTCCCACTGAGTTCTAGAGTTCTTATCTAAATCAAACTCATTAACCACTCTATGACCAATAGTATTAAGTGCACTCTCATCTAGCATCTCTGCTATATTAGGGGATGCCATTAATTTATCAATTTTAATTGCTACGTCTAAGTCCATATTTTAGTATCCTGTTACGCGAGAGCGTCCGTCGTTTTGTAATGATTTAAGAGTTTGTTGGTATTCATATTCGTCTTCTTCTTCAGGAGTGTCAGCTGATTGTACTTGGTCAACAACCAAACCTAACCAACTTAATGCATCCACTTGGTCATCATGTTTAGCTTTAGGGAAGCGAACCATCTCTTCTTCTAAATCTGGATACCATGGGGCACTCTTATCAAACTTAACACCACCTGCTTTAAATCTTGCTTGAAAACTTCTTGCTCTTGCTTGTTTATCTTTAGTAGGAGTCATAGGGTGTAAATTCATATACACTTGACGACTAAGTTGCTCTCTTCGTAATATGGCACCAATAGCTTTTTCAATTGCACCACGTTCTGTTACAAAGTAATAAGGCTCATACTTCTTTTGCATTGCAAACATCTCATCAACAATCTCTAGAGCATCCCAACGGCCTCTACGAACGTCAACAATGTTCATTATACCATCAGAGTCAATTCCACCAATAGTAATAACAGTGTAGTCGCTACGGTCTCTTGTAGAGATAGCAAAGTCCACTGCAGCGTAATAAGTAAGTTTCTTTTCTTTATGTCTAATAGCATCTAATGTATGTTTCGGTATTTCAATAAAATCGTTACGTTTAAAATAAGAAGTGGACTCATCAATAGGATAGTTTAAAAACTCCTGAGCATACACTTCTGGAATACCCTGCTTAGTGTAATCTTCTTTCTTATTTCTAAAATAGTCTGCATCATATCTATCAGTCCATAATATTTCTTTATAGTCTTCAGAGTGTGCTCTATACCTTACACTACGCCATTCAACACGCTTACGTGTAGAATAAGTCTTTAATGGTTCTTTTTGTATATAGTCGCCATCATAGTCTGGTGGCATAAGTCTATTTAGTAAAGAGTCAAGATGTAGTATTGTTCCTACAATACGTACAATACCATTCTGTGATCTAGAGGGTAATAGAGCAGCATAGAACCATCGTCTAAACTTCTCACGTCTATCCTTGGAGGCTACTTGTTCATCGCCTTCTAAGTCATCACAAATAATAATGTCAGGTCGACGTTGATCCCATTTCAAACCCCGTACCCGTTGTTCTGCACCTCTAACTAATATTCTAAACTGCTCACCATCTTGAAACTCTACAATGATGTCTGTTTGAGAATCTTTAACAAGCTCTTTAATTTGAAACAAGTTAATTAAGTCTTCGTTGTTAACCAACTCGTCTTTAATGTCACTAAGGAAGTTTGTTGCTTGACTCTCAGTGTCAGAAACTATTAGTGCAAACTTTCTATCTCTAAATAAAAGGGCAGCGAGCAAGTAAGCATGAGTGATTGCAGTTGATTTCCCGTGGGCTCGGGGAGCTGCAATTGCTACTAATGGGTCGTCGCTGCAACAGAGATCCCACCACTCAAGATGGCATTGCGGAGTGGGGGTAGTTCCATCGTACCTCTTTGCTAAACATGCCCCGGTAAATCCGTGGATCATGTCTGGAGTTAACTTCATTTCTTCTTTTGCTTTTCGCCAGGCTTATGACCGTTGTCACTCCTGTTAGCAGTTCTACTTCTTACACGAGTATTAGAAAGGCTTGTAGAGCCTCCTGAACGTAAAGGTGTTTTATGATCTACATCTTTACCTGGAGTACCTTTAGCATTAGCTGCTTTGTTTCTAGCTGCACGTTGCTTCTTAGCTTTAGGGCTAGAATGATGTGCATCATACTCTGCTTTATAGTCTCGTTTATAATTAGGTGAACTAGGCATTAGCATTTCCAACGTTTAAGTGATGCAGCTTTACGAGTGGGTTTACCATCCTTATCTTTCATAGGACCAGGCATACCTGACATACGAGCACAAAAAGATCTCTTACGAGGACCACCTTCTGGTTGTGGTGCTTTTAAATTAGAACCAGTAGCTTTATTATACTTAGCTCTACCTTTAGCAGTTAGTCCTGCTCCAGATGATGTAGACTTCTTTTCACCACGTCCAACAGATAAACTAGGGTTTTTTTTAGTAGTTGCCATAGTTATTTCTTCTTCGCAGTCTTAGCACTCTTTGTAAATGCTTTAGTAGTAGGAGCACCTTTCTCCCCTACCTTACGCATCTTCTCACCTGAACCAGCTTTAATGCGTTCACGTTTTTTATGAATGTTAGCATAGAGTCCTGGTTTAGTAGCCATTTTTAGTAACCTTTTTTAGAAGCTTTAGCTTTACTTTCTTTAGCTTTAGCCATCTTAGCTTTATAAGCTTTGTCTTTCATAATGCCGCCATCTGGTTCACCAGGCATACGACCACCCTTTGGACCTTTGCCCATAGGTTGTTTTCTTGCCTTAACAGTATCATCTACCATCTTAGCTGTAATCTTTTTAGTTGCTGTTGCCATTACTATCTCCTTTGTTATTTAACTTGTTTAACCTTCTTAGGCTTTGAAAGTATCTTAGCCTTTTTAACGTAAGATTGTTTCTTAGGTTTCTTAGGTTTAGTATCCTCTAAAGTCTTTGGGGTTGTGCCTGTTGACATTGCCATTTCTATCTTCCTTTTTAGTTACACTCTCATTATAGTTAACACTCTTATCGTGTGCTACCCAATCATCACCTACAAACTTAGGTGACACTCCATTAATCCATTTCTGAACTGATAAGAAGCTACCACCTTGTGGTCCAAAGAAACCCCCATGCCATGCATCAGGTTTAACTCTCACTGGAATACCCTTGTTATATAAAACACCCTCACAGTAAAAATCAATGTTACCTGCTAAGTGCACTTCATATGAATCTACGTTAGGATGAATGTGCTGTACTATCTCAACGTTAGGTTTGACAATAAACAACTCTACTTGAAAACAACCACTCCTATAAAGCACTACACCTGTTGTATCACCTTGGTGTATGATTGCTTGTTCGTTAGGGGGGCAAGTGGGTTTATGTTCTAACCACCAGTTTAAAAATTCCGTTAAATCATCCTGCATCTAAATCTGTAACCTCAGGTTCTGAGATAATTTCTTTAGCGTTAGCAAACTTCTCAAATTGAGAAGCAAGTAGTTTAAGTCTGTCATCGACAGCAATTTTGTTTGTGATACTCGTTGGTTCACCACGGACTAGTTGTCTACGGTTAACCAAGTTGTTAAATAGGTTTGAGAGTACTTTAGTGTCTATTGGTTTACGAACCAAGACACTCTTACGTACATCCCAAAGATAGTCTCCGTTCTGGAGACGTTCTTCAATCTCAAGTAAACTCTTATCGAGTACACTACTGATTCTAGAACCGAGCTTCTCGTTCTGCTCTACATACACTTTCTTTTGAACTTCAACCCACCAGGGTTCTTCTTTCCACTGCCTTATATATTTAGCAGGGACGTTTGTGAGTTTAGACACTTCTTCTATATCTCCATACACGCAGTATAGAGTGCAAGCGTCTATTTTAGTTTGCTGCGGAAACCAATCCGGAGCATGGTGCTTTGCTTTTAGAGGTCTTCCTCTTCGAGGAGATAGGGACACTTCTTGACCATCTAAGAAATACCCACTTGACACTTCTTCATTGTTCTGATCTAAATCTTCACTCATGTTAATATTATAACACAACAATTATAAAATGTCAAG